ACCCGTCATCAGTGTATGTAACATAGTCACTCCTGTTCAAGTTGGCGAGGCAACAACTTCATCCTCGCTTTATGCACTTTCTCTCGGACTTTTAACCTCGCCTTCGTGTTGTTTTCAACCCTGTCTCTTCCTTCTATTATTCGTTTTCTCCGTACTTTCTGATACAGTTCCGGCTCGATACTCTCCAAGTATTGATCATAGTATCGAGGCACGGACATTTTACTTCCATTCATTACCACGAAATCACTCGGATATATGTCCTTCCAATACTTCCTTATCCACTTCGCCGCTATTCCCGGTCGCCTCGACATCGTTACATATTCCGGGCTCCTGCCCTGGTAATACGATTGAGACGGTTGTCCCGTCACCTTTTTCATAATGTATCGTGCGACATACGCCGCGCTGTTGAAGGTCACTGCACCCACTGAGCAATGCCCAAAGGACCACAAGTCCGATAAGGCTTCCGATGAGTACAGCATGTTCCCATTTATTTCTTTCCATGGTCTTTTGTCCTTCCAATCCAAACCAAACATTATTGCGTGATAGTGCGCTCTACTTGACTGTTCTCCGTACTCACCGCAATGGAAATACCTTACCTGCACCGATGGATATACATACCTCACTCGTTTAACAAAAGCTTGAAAGTCTTCAATCCGAAGACCACCATCGGAAGGTAAGTCAAGATCACGGTAAGTAAGAGTAACGTAACTATTGTCTTCATGTAGACTAGCCTCATGTACACACCTAATCGCCCAATCCCTTGAGCGATCTAACCGACATCCACTACATTGACCGCAAGCGACCAATACTGGTCGATCTTCATATCCTTCCTTGCGATTAAACGTAACGCCCCGGCCATCCTTCGACCGGGGCGCCCAACCTTGTAACGGATGAAAACAAGGCATTTCTGCACTTACATCCGATATCCGCCTCGCATAGGCGAGGCACCAAGATTTCTTGCCTTTACCCTTTGCGCCGTCTTTGTGAACAGCTTCCGGCTCTTTTTTCGGCTCATCGACTTCCGCTTCGCCATGACTTTCTCCTATTTAAGACTGCCCGAATGCCCAAGCATTCGTCAGTCAGCACAGTTACATCAAGTAAGGTACTGTGCTGCGTTGACGCCGTTGCGTCAACAAGAAAAGGGCGGCCATTGGCCGCCCTTAGTGTCTCTGACGGTTTTTCCGGGGCACTCATTGCCGTCCCCGGCCCCCGGCTAGTCCCGGAGCGTCTCATTCGAAGAGACCACCTCAGCGCCCGCCGCAGCGCCTGCAGCGCCCGGATCGGTCAGCCTCCCCGAATCCGGCTCCGGTTCAGATCTTTGAGCTGTCGCGAGACCCATTTCAACCAGCTCGGCAGCATTTTCCGGATCATGGACAAAAGCCAGAAAACGGGCTGGATCATTGTCAAATCGATAACGCACCTTAGACGGTAGCAAGCCGAACATTTCATTTGCCCGGCAGATTTGAGACATTGCCGCGTGATAGCTAGGTGCATCGATATAGGAGCCATAGTTACCTTGAGTCTCAGCAAGATGATTTACAACGCCCGTCTTTTCATAGCGCTTCATTATATTGTTGATATTGCACTCTTCTTTGAAGCTTTGCTTTGTTCGGCTTTCGCCGATTGTCGCTGTTGGCACACGTAGTCGTTTCTCATAAGGCCTTCTGATCTTTACTTCCGTCATTTGAATAAACTCCTAGCAGACGACGCGAATGGATTTAAGGCTTTGCCTATAATATCCGCACGTCGGATGTTTTTACCGGCCTCCGTCTCGAAGAACTTATAATCGAGATATCGCCGATAGTTGTCATATAGCAACGCCCTCGTTTGCTCACGAATATTTTTTTGCGTTGCCTTTTCCGTCGCTTGCCTTTCACGGGCAAGCGCGCCCTCAACATCATGACGCCAGCCCATTGACCTGGTCGTTTTAGCCTCTTCGGCCGTCTTTTTCGCCATTTCCTTCATGTTGAGCAGCTCTTGCTTGTGCCGCCTGGCGCTAATTGCGGATGAAATCGCGCCCCCGAGCGCGTCACCCGCACCAACCGCGCCGCTTACACCAGCGGCACCAACATTGACCGGACTGTAGGAAGCGCCGCTTGGCGAGCCTCCTACCCCGGACTGATAGGCAAGAATAGGGTTTAATCCCGCCTTTTTCATGTCGGCCATCGTCATCTGATAACGAGAGCCGTACATCTCGCGTTGAAAACGCATTTGCTCTTCGGCTGCCTCTTTCGCCCGCTGATTTTGCTTACTAGCGCCACGGGCCGAAAACAAACCGCCAATGATCGAAGAGCCAATCGCTCCTAACGCCGATCCTATTCCGAACGCCATTAGAAGTGATCGATCAGGCCCGGAACCGAATACATCGGCATCGGACGGGCGCACGTCAGTTTAAAGTACGCATCGTAAAGAAGATGCGGTTCACTCACGACTGCAATTACTCGATCGACCGGCGGATTTTCTTCTATAAAGCTTTCATTCAACACCGGCCGTGACGCGAAGTCTTGCGCCAAATGCCACGTATCCAACGGCGTCGCTGCTGATGACCTCATTGCTCCCGTACAAAGACTTGGCTTGTACCTATACTCAGCAAAACGCTCTTGATACCCGAACACAGTTTCGTCGCCTGCACTTCCGTCAGCATAGATCTCTTTCGATAGAACCGCTTGCTCTCCAATATGGGCCAGCGCTGGCCAGAAGAAGTCGAACTTTGTCGACCTTGAGAACATACGATTTAAGCCTTGCTGATAGTTAAGATCCGCTCGAACCGATACTAGACCAATCAGCAGGCAATGTTCCGTGAAAGATTTCACGAAACCATGATTATCTGCAACTACTGTACCCATCGCGGCCAAGTTACCTTGAGGACTGGTACCGTCTGTCGAAGACGTTTGAGCAACCGGATTGACATTGATCGCGCTCGAACCGCCACCGAGATATTCCGGCCGTTGAAGCCGTTGATCCGGAGATGTAACACCGAAGTGTGAACGAATGATTTCCGTATACCGCGTGCCACCTCTCGCATCCCGCTCGTACAGCTTTTGGATCTGAAAAGCATTTCGCAGCTCATTGATAGTCGCCGCAGTTACAGCCGAAAGATCCGCTCGAATAAAGGGATTACCTGTAACGCCCTCTTGTTCGACATACATCCTTCCGCTTGGCGTACCATCGTCCGCACGTGTCGCATTCGCGTACTGCGTTAGTCCTGTATTTGTCTCGTACGCATTCTGATTTGAAAGCGCATAGCTCTGATTTTCCATTCCGAGACCCAGCACAGGCGCATCGCCAGTCAACGGTAGCGGAACAGCCGGACCCTTCTGCGGCCAGGGCAGGCACGACGTGAAGTAGTCATGGCGCTTACCGCGCCTTAACAAGCTGTAATCGGCCGGATCATCCGGACCATCGTCCTTATCCACGACCACACTGTCTTGCAAGTTTTCGTCTCGAAACCACTCATTCCAGATCAAGTTATACGCACGGTGGAACAACGATATATGTTCCAATTCCGCAATTCCTGGCGGTATTCCCATATAATCCGATAGAGAACCCTCAGTATAACCCGTAGATACCGGTGCCACCATCGTTGGCACAACGAAGTCTATACTGTCTCCTGGATTGGCTTGCTCTCCATTGAACTTTTGCCAATTGTCCCATATTAGCCGATACGGTACGGCGAAAAAAAAGCTGTCCATGAACATATTGTCCATGAACGGATGCAACGGCGTCGCCAAGCGACCGAAACCCGTCATTTTCAGATTGAACGTATCGCCCGGCAAAGCCTCGTCCAAGAACACCGGCACCAGATAGCCGGCATCCATCGTCGTCTTGTACCCATGCGATCGATCGAACGACGATCTTGGGATTTCCGCCTGCGGTACCCTCGAGAAGTCATGTTTCATAACCGACGGATTTGAATAGTTTTGTGCCATTTCAGTCTTCCTTGCCAGTGCGAACCAGGGTGATCGCAGAAACGATATGTTTCGGAGCGTCTTCTGCGACTAGCTGACCTGTGATCTCGTTAAACGTACCCAGCAGATACAAATCATGGTCTTCTGGATACTTACCGATCGTCGTGTTTGGATCGTTTGCAACCTCCGCAAACCCTCTTATTCCTTCTTCCTTCGTCCTCAGCGTGAACGGCTTATTGAAGCTGTCCGCTTTACTGTCTCTCACCGTCATCAGTGTATGTAACATAGTCACTCCTGTTCAAGTTGGCGAGGCAACAACTTCATCCTCGCTTTATGCACTTTCTCTCGGACTTTTAACCTCG